CTCATATCCCTTTTTACTAAAATAAGATGCTCTGTGTTTTTTAACCCAATCTAATATAGTTACACCATCATAATAAAACTCAATCATATTATCTCTAGTACAAAAATCTACACCATCATTATTAGTTTCTCTTGCTTCTTCATAATTTCTAGTCAACCTTTCCTTTAATAATCCATTCAAATCTAACGAATCAGCTTCTTTTATTGTTTTACTATACATCACATTAAGATATGTTTGAAAAACTTCATGCATAGAAGTACCAAAAACAGTATGAATAGAATCTGAAAAAGTTCTAAGTTTATCTATGTAATTAAGTTTCCATCTGTACGGACACTTAGACCACATAGAAAACTGAGAGTATGAAATATTTTTACTCATTTAGCCCATTTTTTATTTCTAACTATTTGTGCTATCACACCATAAACAGATAAATCAACAAAAGAATCATCTACTGATTCATTTATACCTTCTCTATCATTTTTAATAACAAGATTTATTAACCTTGTAATTTTATCATTTATTCTAACCACCAAAGCAGTTATGGCTAACTTAATGTCTTCCATTTTAGATAAATCAGTTCCCATAGCAATATTCATAGGACCATAATCATACTGTTTTCTACAAAACAATTTATATTGTTCTCCTTGAATACGTTTAAATTCATTCGTCATAGTTGGATATTTTTTTTCTAACCATACTACTGGATCTGTATCCTTTTTATTATTCATTTTTGATTCCTTATTATAACTCATTTTTTTGGATGCTTCTCTTAAAATATTCATTAAATTATTCCTTTGATCTTACGAATAAAATACTATACAAAACAAGTAAAAAATTATACAATCTCATCAATTACACCATATTCTAAACATTGTTCTGAAGTCAAATAGGTATCCGTTTTAGATATTCTATTCCAAAATGCTTTAGGTTTTTCAGTTACTTCACCTAATATTTTATTAATTGATTTATGTAATAATTTTAAATGATCTGATGTCTTCAATATATCAGAAACTTTTCCATGTTCAAATGCAGAACCTTCATGTATCATAACTGTTGAATTTTCAGACATTGACCGAACTCCAGTACCGCATGCAAGTATAACTGCAGTTGCTGACATAGCTGCTCCATAACATATTGTATTAACTTTTATCTCTAAATTTTTTATGTAATCAATAATTCCCATCATTGAATAAACATCTCCACCATAAGAAGAAATAATTAAGTTTATATCCTTTCCTTTATTATATTTTTTAAGTGCATCCATTCTTGTGCATATGTGATATAATGCATCAACATCAATATCATAAGTAAGAAAAATAGTATTAGTACTCAAATTTATTCCCCATTCCAATTCTTTAAATAACCTGTTTTCCATTTATTTCTCCTTTTTAGTTAACCCATATTTTCTTTTAAACTTTTTATCCAAATAATAAACATAAATATTTTTTGGACCTCTATCTTTAAAATATACATTAGGATCTTTAGCTTCCCACCTTCTTTTTATTTCAATACTATAAGGTTTTATAGGTTGATTTAAAGATCTAGCATGATATTCTTTACCATCTACTATTAATATTCTAGCACCACCAGTAGTTCCTAAATATGTAAAATTTGAAGCCTTATATATTATACCTTCATGTCCATAATGTGAATCTGCGTATGAAACAACTACCTGATAATTGGTATTTTTTTTTAGCCACCTTAGTGTTTTACCAATAAAATAACTTTCTGTATTAGTTGGTGTATCATCTATACAACATAACCTTCTTAACTCTACACACCTAGTATGATCTTCAGGATTATACTTTTTTGCTGTATGTGGCATTGATGGTATAGCATACATAGCAGCTCCTATCATATATGGAATTCCAAAATTTCCTTCTTTGAATAATCCAAAACATTCTTTTTGTTGAACCCCATTAGTACTCTTAGAATAATGGTGTTTTCTAATAAAAGGATCAACAAATTTTCTAGGAATTTCTTCGACCGTAAAGTCGGTAACTTTCATACACCAATACTTTTAATTAACTTTTCTTCTGTACCATACTTCATTACAATTTCTCTAATTTCCTGCTTACCTTGTTCAGTCATGTAAAGTATATCTAAATGTTGTCTTGCTTCTGAAATACTTATTTTAAAATCTTTAGTCATTATTTCTAATAACCAATTAGGATAGTTCATCTTTTTTCTCCTTTTTGTGTACTTTAACCATTGTTTACCTTTTGGTAATATATCTACATACAACCTATATAAATCTTTTGGCTTTAAATTGTATTGTTGAACTTCATTTACAAACGAAATCCAATCCATTTTCATAGAAAGAAAACGATTTATCATATAATTTGACCACCGTTTTCTTTCTGTATCATTGAGCGTATCCCAATAATCTTTAGTTTGTTTTTCTGTTATCCATTTGATGTGATCAAATAGTTCTCTCATCCGTTATAATCTTCTCCATATAAAGAATATGATTTTGGTGCTTCTGGTTCAGGGTCTGGTTCTTGTTCCCATTCTACTGTATATACTTCACCCTCAAAAGAACTCAAAAAGAAATGTTTAACTTTACCTTCATTCTTCTGAAATAAATATTCAAGTCCTTCTGTTAAAGAGTTAAAAATTTCTGACCTACTATCAGAATCTTCCCACTTATCTCCAGGAGGAACTCTTCTAAGTGCTAGTTTTCTTACTTCTTTCTCTGGCATTTTTATTCTCCTTCTTTAATTTTTTCTTTCCAAAAATAGCTTCCCATCTTTCTGCCCACTCCTCTGGTGAAATTCCAGTTGGTCTTGGTGAATCACCCTTACCAGCATCAGATTTTTTTGTGAACAATGACTTCTCTTTCTTCTTTGGTTTTTCTTTTTTCTTACTTTTTTTAGTATCTTCTGACATTATCCTAAATCTGGTCTAAAAAGTGGATCTTCTACTGTTTCTTCTTCTACACCAGCTCCCTCAGAGAATATTTTTGGAACTTTACCACAACTACCACAACTAAACACCTGTACAGGAACAACTGCTTCTTGACCATTAGGTGACATAATTGCAGATACTTTCTTTATAAAATATGATTGTATAAACGAATAATTTCCGCAACTTTCACATTTAACAGTTTCTGCTTTAGACAAATCAACTTGAGTGTTTGCCTGTGGAATTGGTTTTCTTGCTTTCATATTCATTTTATTCTCCTATATAATTTCATCTACTAAACCATATTTTAAACACTTTTCAGCATCCCACATCAAATCGTGTTTCAAAATTTCATCCAATTTTTTCATTGGAACTTTTGTATATTCTTTATATACTCTTTTAATCGTTTTCATCATCAAATCAAGATTCTGTTTCTCATCCTTAAACTCTGAATACTTCCCCCAAAAATTTGCAGTTAATTGATGAATTAACATATATGAGTTTCTACTTATATATCGTTTCTCACCTACTACTGAAAAAAATGTAGCAGCACTTGCACAGAACCCATCTACATAAGTATGAATAGGTACTTTAGTTCTCAATATAGTATCCATTGATGAAATACCAGAAACTATTGTGCCCCCACCTGAATTTATATATATTTTAATGGGTGGTGGATCTATATCTAAACTATTAGCAAGTGTCAAACTTCTAGATTCTATTTCACCAATTTTTTTATTAAGTTCTACTACACTAGCTCTATTAACTCCAGAATAAAAGTATATCTTATTTTCATGTACCGATATGTGCTTATCACCATTTGGATTTTGAACTACTGCTTTTGTTTTTGATTTTTCTCCCCAATACTGATTCATTTCGTCACCCCTAATATTTCTATTATCATTGCCATTGTGTTTATCTCNTTATCTGGTACAGTTGTATCCATATGTTCATANTTAGCCAAAATTAAAATAACTTCTGCTACATGACCTTTTGCGTATGAATCTATTTCATCATACAATAATCTATACAAATCTGCATAATCCTTTATTTCAGAATCNGCTAACAATTGTCTTATATTCTTAAAAGCATTCTTCTTATCCTGAGTTTTCAGAATTTTTAATAACTCAATTTTATAATCATTTCTTAATAATTCCATTTCATCAACTTTTAATTCATGGTTTACAACTTGTCTTTGTGCACTATTTATAATTCTACGAATGTCTGGATAACCTGAATTTATTAAAGTTTTAAGTGAATCCATTTCAAAATTTATTTCTTCCTCTTCAAGAATAGAATTTAATCTTTGAGCAACATCAATTTTAGATGGAGGTACAATTTGAAACGATTGACATCTACTTTGTATTGGATCTATTATCCTCTCTACAAAATTACAAGTCAATATAAATCGTGTAGTCTTACTAAATGTTTCCATCAAATTTCTTAATGCTGCTTGTGCATTTGGTGTAATATAATCACACTCATCAAGAATAACTATTTTTAAATCTTTAAATCCAAGAGTAGAAGCAAAGTTTTTAACCTTTGTTCTAACTGTATCTACATTATTCTCATCACTCGCATTTATGTATAAGCAATCACAATCTATATGTTTAACTAACAATTTTGCGAGAGTGGTCTTACCTGTTCCTGCTCTACCGTAAAATAGAAGATGTGGTAAGTCTCCACTCTCTATGTATATAGATACTTTATCTTTTAGGTGTTTATTACCTAGATAAGTATCCATAGAGACAGGACGATATTTTTCTACCCATAAAGTATTACTCTTACTCTTCATAAAATTCCTTTGTTTTAACTTCATGTTTGATAATTAATGCTTTTTTAAATTCACCTTTTGGATATGGTAACAATGGATGTTTCAATACACTCATAAATAGTTTCATTTCTTTCTTATTTCCAAGAAAATATAAATACCTATGTTTTTCAGCCTCCTGTTTCAACCAAAATGTGTGACCAATTTGATTTTCCAAATGTTTAGGATTACTACTACCATACATAGAATAAACAGTCCTACTATGAATCCACTCACCATTTTCCTCTAACTTTAAACTGAATGTTGGTGCCATCTGAATTTCTCCGCATCCTTGATATAACCAATTAGTTGCTTGATATATTCCACCTTTATGTTTCTGTTCTGGATCTGCATATGATATTAGAACCTTTATATCTGGAGCATTCTTTTTTAACCATTTGAATGATTGGGATATAACATAAGATTCAATATTTTTTCCATAACCGTCATAAATACAAAGTCTGGTTAGTTCTAAAATATTTTTAGTATCAAGTTGTAATTCCTCTTTAAAAATAGAACCTAAAACTCTTCTACCAATCGGAAATCCATACGCTATAATACCAATCAACTTCTCTTCTAATTCATCGAAAAACTTATGTGGATTATCACCCTGATAAAAAATACCTATTGGATATCTACAAGAAGATAATTTTCCACTATAATGATTTTTTTCAACAAACTTGCGAGCTATTGGTTTAGAAACAATTCTTAGCGATACTTTAGATGTATCAACATATGTTTCCATTAAATATCTTGAACAGCAACCAAATAGTAAATAACATCGTATTCATCAACTTTAAAATTTATTCTTGAAAGTCCTTCTTGTGAAACTTCTAAAGTTGCACTTTCACATTCCTTATTAGCTGATAAAACTTCTTTGAATAAATTAGCATTAAATGATACTTTATTAATATCTTCAAATGTTTCAGTTTCAACAGGAATTGTAACCCTATTAGTATTAATTGCTGAATAACCTATCACAACCTTTACATTATCATCATCAGTAATAACAGTAAATGTATCTGTATCAGGAAGCGCACCTTTACCAGAAATAAACTTAGTAATGAATTTAGTGTTAACCTTTATTTTAACCTGAAATTCAGGAAGTTGTTTTAATGCGGGTGGTTGATTTATAACTGAAAGATCNGANAACATATAATTAACNTTAGCATCAGTATCACTAACTACTAAAGAAATAGCTTTATCTCCTGANGAATTTAATTTCATTGTAATATCATCTGATAACACATCCAACAATTTTGAAAATTGTGTTGTATCATAAATTCCAAGATCTGCATCTTCAAATTTCCATTTACTAAGCGACAGTTCTCCTAACAAAGATTTNTCTCCAGTAATGAATCTTGTNGATAAAGTATTATCTTTACTATTAAGTACNACACTATTTACATTACCATTTAGATTATATTTGTTGATAAAACGANCCAGATTATTTTTGTTCATATTTCATTCTCCATTTTTAATTAATTAACATTGTATATACATATATATACATTAAAATCTATAAAATCAAAAAAACTTTTCAATTGATTGACTTTTATCAGTTGGATCTTCCCAATCCAAACTTTTATAAAATGCATCTAATTTTTTAGTTAATAATTGATTAAATATTTTATCATAATTTATATGTAATTTTATAAAGTCTATTATTTCTGGCGGATCTTCATACCCTTTATATGCCAAAGTATCAAAACCAAATGGATTTGTTTTTAAATAAACCCATCTAATTTTATCTCTATTTCTAATAATGTCGTATTTTTTATCTTTACCAAAATGTTTTAATAAATCATTATAAGCTATAGCAGATTTTACGTGAACTGGTGCTCCCTTTTTAAAAGAAGTCCTCATAGAATTATTATTACCTTTAACAGTATACTTTGTAATTCCTTTTACACCTGTTGGAATAGATACTGTATCTAAATCCATAAGTTTCATACTTTTCTTAAAATTTATAATTCTATCATCAATTTTATCTTTTGGTACATTAGATAATATATCTTCAAGTACAGCTTTTAAAAGTTTTCCCATAGCTGGTGGGAAACTACTTCTTACTATATCAATTCCCTTTACTACCATTTTATTAACTTTCATGCCATTATCATTTATAACTTTTAAACCATATCTTTTTTTAGTTATAAACAATCCACCCTTTGCTATCATCTCCTGTTTTATTTCAAACTCATGTTTATCTACATTTAAAAACTTCTTTGAAAAATAATCATATGATTTATTAAGAAATGATTGTACTTCATTTGCAATTTCCAAAATATATTGTGACATCATAACATCACTACCATCAAAATGGGGAAATCTCTTTTTTATCAATGGTAATGCTGAATAGAAAACTGAATCAGTATCAATATAAATACAATAATCTTCATTAGTACTTAATTCTTTATTATAAAAATAATTAGCTATATCTCTAGTATACTTAATCAAATATTGACTTGTAATTGTAGTAGCTTCAGCATTATCAATATCATAGAATCTAAATACAGGCAATCCCAACACACCATATAATGAATTTAATATAATCTTCTGAAGATATTGTTTACGATTAAAATACTCATATTTATCATCATCTCCAACATCGGCAAACTTTTTAGCCAACTTTCTAAATTCTTTTCTCTCATTAAACCATTTAGTTAAAAGTGTTGGTATCAATCCATATTTATCACTTCTATACAAAATACCATTTGAAGAAATAGTAGCTTTACTTTTTTCTAAATAATTTTTTAATTCTGTTTCTGTAAAAGCACCTTTTTTCTTATCATCTATTTCTATACTATATGTTTTTTTCGTACCCTTTATAAATTCTTTTACATCCCATCCAACAACCTTTCCAATTTTAGTTTCTGGAGAAATATTAAGTGTACGAATTACAGAAGGGTACATAGAAGTTAAATCTAAATCATAAACCCAATCGTGCTTTCCTCTTTGTGGTTCTTGAACATAAGCACCAACAAATTTCTCACCTTTGGAATCATATTGTTTTTTTCCTTTATTTGGTGCAACTATTTCTAATTTTTTAAGATGTGCAATTATTGCACCTTCTAAAAATCTACTGCTATAAAAAACATCCTCATATGGAACATGACCAACATGACATATTCCTCTAGCTATTTCAATAAAATCAAGTTTATCATTTAATTTTTTTACAATTCTAACATCATTAATATTATATTCTACAAACTTATCTAAGTTATATTCAAAAAGATCATTCAATGTACCATCATAACTAATTTTTTTTATCCCAACCTCAATCTCACCAATATTATCAAGACGATATGAGGATTTCTCCGACCATGTAAATTTTTTATACAGTTCAAGATAATCTAAACTAGTTACTCCAGCAATAGTATAATAGTTTCTATACTTATTCCAATGAACTTCATTTATTGGTGATAAACAATCTGCTATTTGTAATCCAAGAACTTGATGTGTTCTGTTATATAAGTATGGGATATCAAACTTGGCAGTATTCCATCCAGTTATTATAGTTGGTTTTATTTCAAGATATTTTCTAAAAAAAGTATTTAATAATTCATTCTCATTCAAACAAGAAACTACATGTACATTATCTCCAAAATTTACATCTAATATTGACTTATCATCCAACGCATAACAAAAATATTCATCAGCAACTGAATCATGTATAGCTATAGAAGTTATTTTATTTTCAGCTTTAAACACATCTGGAAATCCTTCAGTAACTTCAACCTCAATATCAATAATCATAATTCTATGATTGACTGACATATCATCGTTATCAGTATATAAATCTACCAATGTTCTCATTTCTGGAGAAATATCACTTTCAAATAAATTTGATTGGTTCTCATCCCAAGAATAAACCTTTTTTAACTTATCCCCATATAAAGATACATGACTTCCATTTGAATTCTTTACATAAGCATACTTCTTATATGGAAATGAAGAATATCCAGTAGTGTCATCCCAGAGATGTACTTTTTTACGAAAATGATCGTAGAATATGTTTTGGTAGATAGTTGTAACCCTTTATTTAATATAAATATTAAGTATCTTTCTCAGAAGTTAAAAAATCTATTTCGCAAGCATCATTATTACAAAACTTATCAACAATTGCTTCATTACCTTTTACTTGTCTGAATGATAAAAACTTTAATTTCTTAACCATTTTGTGATATTCTTTTTCTGTTATTTCTTCATATGGCATTTGTCTATATACACCAACATCTGATTTTGGTAGTAATGATATTCCTTTTAATTGATATTGAAAATAATTTAATGCATAAGCTATTTGACTACCTTCTGTTTCAGGATCAAATGTTACTGTACAACTTACTTGATTATCTGCCCAATACTTTTGCATAAATGCAGCCATTGACATTTGTTCCCACATAGATACTTCATTAACAGTTCTAACACCATCACCAACGTCAACAGGAACTTCAACTACTACTGTAGAACCTTCACTACCAAATGCAGGCTCGACAGTATAACCAGCCTTTTCTAATGGTGGTACAAGTGGTGAATATTTAGATACTCTTATTCTTCTAATATAAAATCTACTCTCTGGATAATGTAATCCTGGTGTAGCTCCAGCTAATAATGAAACTGTACCACTTGGTTTAACTGATGTTGTTTTAATACTTCTTGGAACAGCAAACCAATCAGAATACATCTTATCCCAATTTTGTATTTCATCATATCCCCTCTTTAACCAACATCTTAATTTGTTAATACCACCAGGAACTGAAATGAATTGTGCTATACCACTTACTGAACACCCAATTCTACGATTTCTTAACATAACACGATTAGTTTCAGGCCAATGTGTATTACCAAGAGTAACCGTTTTAGCATACAAATAGGCATATTTAAGAGTTTTTAAGTAATCATCTAAATCATTGTGATTTGTCGGAAAAGTTTCAACTAAGCAACACAACTCATATGACTCTAACGATTGTTCCAAACAAGGATTTCCACCAGCAACTCTATGGTCTTTCTTATCTCTACCATTTCTCATTCGTGAATAATCTCTCATATTATCTAACCAAGCAAATCCAGGTTCACCGTTGTCATTTATTCTTTTTGCTACATCTCTATAATCCATACCAAGTTCTGCGAAAATTGAGTTATTAGAAGTCCAACCGTAAGTTTCCCTTTCTGGATTTTTTTTATAATTCTTTAAATTTATATATTCATCTGATGTTGGATCTCCAAATACTATTTCAGCTGTTCTTCTTACATTGCCAGCAACAACACATTTACCAATAAGATTCATTATATCTACGATAGTAGTTACGGTTATAGGTTCACTTACATTTTTATCTAATGCTTTTCTTACAGTTTCATGAACTTCTTCTAACGGTTTATAACCACTTGAAACACCACCAAAACCTTTAATTGGTTCACCTTCANCTCTAATTTTTNTATANTCAAATTTAATAACCCCTGTTCCAAGAAAATAACTTTCTAACAATAATCTTACAGATTCTACCCAACCCTCACGAGTATCAGGTATTATATAATCTTCTCCACCTCTATCAAGATTGGGACCTTTCACAATAAACTGTTCAGCTCCTTTTGTATCAAACCCAACACCAACACCTAACATAGAAGCATCCATTAAAAATGTAAACGGTTTCGCTAAATCTTCTTTTAGATTATCAGTTGATACGAAAGCACAATTATTTAATGCTGCATATAAACCTCTTTCTTCAGTTATAAGAGTTCCCATAGCCCAAAGACCACGACCAGGAGGTAAAAATTTCATATTGAAAATTCTCTCATACATTTCTTGAGCACTTCGTTGGGCTTGCCATGCATTCCACCCAAGCTGATGTGAATCAATCCACCTTTTCTGTATTGAATATGTTCCCTCAACTACTCTTTGACAAGTTTCCCACCACATTTCATTTTTACCATCTTCTTTAAGGCGGGAATAAGTTCTCATATAAACTAATTCACCTAACCCATTAAAACCAAATGGGGCTTTCTTCCTTCTATATTTTGAAACAAAATTTTCTGATAACTTAAATTCCATAATTTATAACTCCTATCTACTTTACACAGAGATAAATATAATACTTATTCAAATCCATCTGTATTTAAATCATTATACTTATTAGATAACTGCTTTCTTAAAAATTCTGATTGGTTGTCCATTTTACCTTGAGCATCTTTTCCACTTTTAGTANTACTTTCATAAACTTCCATCATTCCTATATTAGTATTTATATTCGATGGGAATGTCATACCATCAGGACCAAATCTATTCTTTATAACATGAAATCTTCCAGTATTTGATATTTTATCCTGAACCTTACGAGATACTGATGCCACGAAATCTGCTATCATTACTTTACTATATGCTTCTGCCACTTTAGAAGCATCAATAACATCTTCTTCAAGACTACTTCTGTTTGCTTGTGATGCTGTCCAAATAGGAACTTCATATTCACCCGCCATACCTCTTAAATCTTCATATACATTTTCTAAAATAAATCTCTTTTCAGTACCAACACCTTTCAATATATCACCATAATCAACTATAACTAAATCTGGAACTATACCTTGTAATTCAATCTGTTTAATATGTGAAGATAAAGTTTGAACAGAAGCTGATTTAGTTGGAAAATATTTTATTATTAATTTTCCAGTTAACTTAGAAATTTTCTTTTTTACATCATCTTTATAAAACTTTATATTTGCAGTTGGAATACCACTAAAAATAGTATCATATCTCAATCCTACATAACTTTGATTTAACTCTAATGTATAATGTACAACAGTTAAACCTTCTTTTACTGCTGATGCTGCTATTGTTTGAAGAAACCAAGTTTTACCAATTCCAGCAGGTGCAACTATTATACCAAGTTCCCCTTTACCAAGACCACCATCCATTACATCATTTATAGAATCCCAGGAAGTTTTAATAGTATCTCTTGTACTTTTAGTTAATCGTTCTTCTATACCTTCAATATAAACATGACCCACATCTCGTTCAGAACCAGCTTTCATCGCACTATCAATAAGTTTTTTTATTTCATCATATTGTTTGCGTTCTAATAAATCAACAGATTGTACAATAGCATCTTTAAGAACTTGATTTTTACAAAATTCAATAGCCNTATCTTTAATATACTCTAAATCTGTAGAATCTTTATATCTCCAAGCTTCNCCTAAATTATTTACTACTGTTGATTTAAGAATATCATTATCAATATCATCAATTTTTACTTTTAACACTTCTAATGTAGGTAATGTTTTATATTCAAAATAATAATCACGAATTGATTTTACTAACCATTTATTTGAATCGCTATCAAAGTACTTAGGTTCTAGTATATCACAAATAACCTGAAAAAACTTTTGATCTTGTAATAAACAAGAAACTATTTTTATTTGAAAATTTGTACCAAATTGAATTAAAGTTGAATCTGACACTATAAAAAACTATTCTCCATACAAATTTTTGCTCCTTTTTTCTTTCTTTTTAGCATGATAATGTTCTCTCGCCTTTTTTC